TACTTCCCTCCCAGCTAGTATCCAGAAATCCACAGTTGCCCGCCAGTCACTTAGTAATTCTTGGCGAATCAGCTCATCGATGCGAACCATTCGATCAACAATGAGAGTTGCTGCGTCGCCGTCTCTAGGGTTTTTTTCAAGAAAATAGGTAATCTCCATGAAGTGACGCCAAGTGATACAACCGCCAATCTCTTCGCTGAGCCGCTCCCGTGTGGCGACGTAAGTAATAAAATTCACCGAACCTCGACAGTAAAGACGCGCTGACTCGATCTGGCTTCCGTCGGTAATCTCCTGCGGGTGAATTTTATCCGTCATCTGGCGAATTTCATCCACTCGCCAAAGATATTCTTCGAATGCGTCTCTGATTTCTGCTGGTGTGCTCATCGAAGCGTGATCACTTGGGATTTTTGAACGAGGTTGGTGTCTGGTTGCCCGTCTCGATTTGAGTCAGCTCGCAGCCGATCCAGTCGACTCATCTCTTTGTCAAATTGCTTTCGAAATTGAGTGGCGCGAAGATCGAACTTATCACCTGCCAGCTCTCTCTTACTGAGCGCGATGTACTCCAAAGCCTTAAAAGCCAAGGCTCGTTCTAATTCACCAGGGTTATGGATTTCAGCGTACTGAATGAGCGCAGTGGTGACGTCACGCCTCATATCGAGATTGGCTTGTCGTACCTGCGCACAGCGCTCCTGTCCGTCCCGTGTGAAAGACACGACTTCTGGCCATAGCTCGATAAGGGTTTCGTCAGAGACCTCTACGGCCTCACTGACGCCCCCAATGCGCGCCATCGGAAGCAGTCGACGAACGGTCTGAATTTGCCCACCAACTTCCAAACGGTAGTTGATTGCAATCCAGAAATCGCGAAAGTAGATTTCGGCTTCTGGCTCGGGGTCTTCGATGGCATCGATTGCGATGTCAAAGCCGCGCTGACCGTTATCCGTCCAGCTGTTGATCGTCTGAGTTGCCCCTGTGCCCGCAGCTGCTTCATCTCGAGTTGGGCGCTGCTCAGTAGCGAAGATGTAAACGCTATCAAGCAGGCCCTCTATGACGGCAATTTGATCGTCGGCAAGCTCCGCATCGTTCTCCAAAGGAAACCACGTGTAGACGAAGTCTTTCCCGAAGCTGTATCGGCTGTTCCCTTTCGTAAATGCGGAAGCTCTGGCACTCATTCTGACTCTTGAACCTCACTGGTTGGGTCCTCTACCTCTGGTTCCGGCACCGGCTGCATTTCTTTCTTTGTTTTCTCTTCACATGGTGCGCAGCCGGGCTCAGGTGTCTCCTTCTCTTGGGCCTGAAGCTCCGCCATTGCCCAGGGAGGGATCTTTGCTGTCTTGCCCTGACGATACAGAATTCGCATCCAGTTTTTGATTGTTCGTTTTGCCATGATTACATTGCTCCAGTAGTTCAGGATTAGCGTAGACGCACTGCTCTGCTATCCAATCAGGTATCTCTCCTGCTGCCAACAGTTGCTCAATCTTACCGCACTCAAACTTGACCGGCACTGGTCGGCCATTCGGCAACGTCTTCGTCTTGCTTGCAAAAATGCCGATCTGAACCAAGTCAGGAGCACCTTCGGCGTAGCGCTGTTTGTACTTCCTGCACATCCCGTGTCGAGTAAGGTGAGGGCACGCAAGCCCGTGCTCCCAGACGATGCAACACTTTGCGCCGCAGACATGAACGCAGTACTCATCCTTCGTTCTTATCACCCTCGGTTTTATGTGCGAAAGTTTCCGCTTTTTTACGCGCTTCATCGTATGACGTCTCCGAGCCGGTCGCGTAGTCGTTTAAGGATTTAATGTCTTTCGCCGACCTCTCAATCGCGACGAGCTTCCGTTCAGTCGGAGTTCTCAGCTTGTTTCGCTGATACTCCGCGTTATTTTCCAGCTCGAGACGACGAGCCACGTTTGCGCTTTGAGCCGCCGTCGCCATCTCCTGCTCGACTGCCTTGAACGCCGGGCTGCTCTCCACTTTCTGCCGAAACGCTTGCTTCCGCTCCGGGCTTTGATAGAACTTCGGATCCTTTCTTATCAGCCGCCGCGTCTTGCTTGTCTTGATCAGCATATTTAGCCTCTAGTTCTTCAAACTTCCGCTTAAACTCATCAACTTCAGACTGCAACGCGTCCTTTTGACTGCGCAGCTCGTTCACAAGAGCTGTAGATGCTGGCTGTGAGTTCATGGCGTTCTCACAGTGCTGTGCCATCTTATCGAAGTCACACACGCCATCTGCATTCGTGTGCATGCGTGCGCGCTTGCGCTTCACCTTATCTTTATGATCTAGGCTTGGAAAATTAGCGTAGTGGATCAGGCGTCCGCGCTTGTTGAGGATGATGTCTTGTAGCTTCATCCATTGCTGCGGCCTGTGCTCAATGAGCATGACAAGTAGGCCGGTGGTGATTTCTTTTCTGCCGCCTTTGTGCAGGTTCACTTTCGGAACTTCGAACAGAATGAATCCTTCTTTTGGAGGTCGCCAGTCCGTCAGGCAAGCAACCGTACTCTCTTTCACCGGCTGCATTGTTTTGAAGGCGCGAGGTCTTTCTACGACGACAGGTGGCTCTTCTGGGAGAACCTCGGGGCCTTCGTCGACGATCTTTACTTGGGTATTGCTTACTTCCATTCAGTCATTCCTTTGAAGTTTTTCGTTCAGCCTTGAACAAAAAGCGGTCGGGCCTGCCGAAACAAGCCCGACCACCAATCTATTAGGTGTCGCTCAGAACTTGAGTTCCCGCAGCATCCAAGAACTCGATTACGTCGTAGTAGTAGTACGACGCGGCTTCTGTGTAGAAGCCTTCAGAGCCCTTTTGGTCAATCCAAACAACCGGAGCGGGAGCAAACGCGCCAGCGAGTGCCCAAACTGGATGAAAGATTGCCTGAACTGTGTCGCCACCGGAAGTTTGATGACCACTTGTCGCATAAATATCACCGATGCCAGGGATATTGCCGACAAAGCAGTTTGGCTGTGGGTTAGTTTGTAGCACCTGCAAGAAAGACTCGTTACGGTACGCGCTTGCACCTTCCGCTCGAAGCTCTTGCTTGATGTTCAGGTGACCACGATGCGAGAGAACGCTCGCAAACGGAACTTCAGGATTCGGAACATCTGAGTCATAGATGTTGAATGCCCCAAGCTCTAGGTCATCAATGGTCAGAACAGAAGTCGCTGTGACGCTGTTCGTAAAGCTTGTGAACAAGCTGAGCGAGTCGTTGTCGACGAATCGAGCAATGTCATCAGCATGTTCTTGAGCCATTCGACCAAGGGTGATGTTCCCGAAATCAAGCTGCTCAACAGAGATGCCCGACACGAGAGCAGCCTTTGCAATCTGCAGAGAAGTGCTAGTGTCAGTCAGCTGCGCGTTGACTGCCTGGGCTGTCGCCTCGGCAAGAATTGCCGCTGAGGACAAAGAGCCGCGACGAGTCACGAGCTTGGTTAGAGTTCCTTCCGGCAGCGAATCGGTCGACATGAGGTTCATCATGCAGACACGTTTCACGAGTGCCGGAGCGATTAGATTTGACAGTACATCCGTCGGATTAACGGAGTCTGCAAAGGTTGTTACGTTGGCAACGCCCATCGTTTAAGTCTCCTAAAGTTTCATGTCGTACCGCTTGGCAAATTCATCGGCACGCATTTCCCTATGCGATCCGTCGGGATATTCAACGCGCACATGCTTCGAACCAACGCGTTGATATGAGAGCTTTGGAGAGAAGTCGATCCTTTTTTCTTCTCGCTTTGAAAGTCGGTGCATTCCGTCCGGCTGCTCTTTAACCTCGGGTTGCTCGGCTTCCACTTGCTCGGCGCTCTCTTTTTTTCCAAACATAGTAAATACTCAAAAATGGCCGGGGTATCCCCCGGCTGCGTAGTGTCTCTATGGTTTTCGATAGGGAGAAAACTACCTGACCAACCTAGTGTTCGCCAGTTCTCTTAATTGCGCCTCGCTCGGATTCTTAAGGATGCTCTTACCCTTATCCGGCATAGCTGCCAATTCATTGAAAGTATACACACGCTCACCAGTGCCGCCAGAGGTTCGCTGTCCGCCGTCAGATACACCGTTCACCTTTCGAGTGCGTGCAATGTCTGGCATCTCGCGTGCGAGAAACTCACCGAACTCATCCATCGACATCTGCTCATTTACTTTGGAACCGACGAGCATGGTGCCATCGGGACGCTTGAAGACGATTTTTCCGTCTTCCCAATGAGCAAACTGGTTGATTTTGTCCTTAAGGGCTTCGCGAGCAAAAGGAGTCTCGCTAAATTTTGAGCCGACTGCTGTGATCACAGCATTCGTTACTCGGTGCTCTTTAACCTCACTTTCAAGAGTGTTGATCTTCTCATCCTTTGCAACGCGCTCCTGCTCTATCTCGTCAAGCCTGGCCTTGTCTATTATCGCGTTTGCATCTGCATCGCCTTCGTCACCCTTCTTTTTTACGAAACCCTCAAGTTCCCTGCTCTTAGAGGTGAGCTTTTCGTTTTCCCTTTGCAAGTATGCGGAATTCTCTTCAATTTTCTGCATTCGACCGCTCAATGACTCGAACTCGGATTTCCAATCAGGCTCTTTTGAACCAGATCGCTCACCGGTATTGGTGCTAGCTGTCGTTGTAGTCGTTTTTGCTGCATCGCCTTCGGGTTCTTTTAAGTCAGGCATTAGTTCCTCCGTAATTCTTCGCGTATCTCACGCTTAATTCGCTCCGCTTGAGCATTGCTGATTCCCATAAACTCGCGTTTGGGTAGGTTCGGCCCACCGCTGTTGTGAAACGAGCCCTTTTCCTCATTAGAGGGATTCGCCCCGCCCGCCAGTTCGACTCTCACTTGAAGGTTACCGCCATCGCGTTCGCGCACACAACGCAAAGAAGACAGCATGTCGCCTGTATCAGAGAGATTTGCCGGAGCTTCCGAAAGTCCGTCTCGTCGCTTTTGAGCCTTTGTACTGTCGGCGTAGCCTTCCCAGAACCGACCACGAAAATCTCGACCCGCGAGAGTCTTTGCAATGATTTCACGAACTAAGCGCTCACATGCGCGGTCAAGTGCGCCGCCAGTTCCCTCAATGGCAGAGATCTTTTTGTTTAATCTTGCGCGAAGTCCCAAGCCTCTACGTCTGATTCGTACGGTCATGAGTTCCCCAATGGCACCCACACGTGCCGACAGTTGTACCCGCCTCGAAATGAAATGGTGCTGAGCCCTTGGTCGTTATCGAGTAGGCCGATCTCTCGAAGAGTATAGATTGGCTGCTGCCTGTCCGGCACTCTCCCGTTTGACCAGAACGAAGACTCGCCCGCCAAAATGGAATCGCAGAAGTCTCGTGTTCGCTCATCGTCAGGGCCGACATACAAGAATCTTGGATTTCGACCACCAGTTTCGATAGCAGATTGGATCGCTAAATTCTGATTAAATGCCGCGAGGTTAGTGTCAAGCTCCGTCGACACGTTAGCAGCAGCGCGTGCCCCGATGTTCTCCCGGATGGCGTCTAAGTCAGGCCGCTGCCCGGTCAGGATGTTGTCGATCATGGCCTGCTGAACATCGAACACTTGCTCAGTAAGCTTGCTCTGAACGATCTCAATACCTGGACGGGCAAGCCGATCTAGCGTTTCCGCGCTTACTTGAGTGATAGGATCGGTCAGACCTTCCTGCTGCATCGCGTCACGAACGGCCTGAATCTGGCTTGAGTAGAGGTCTTCAATCTCGTCGAAGTTGGTCGAAAAGCCACGCTCTTCTAAGAGTTCGTTGAACTGATCCAGGACTGCGAGCGACTGTTCAAGCTGGCCTTGCTCAAAATCTATACGGCCAGCGAGCGCTTCGGCAGCGGCATCGATACTGCGGTTGATACGATCTACAAACCGAGAAACCTGAGCGTCAGTAGCTCTACGCTCCTGCCTGAGTCGTGCTTGAATTGATCTGCGCCGTTGTGGTGTTGCCATTCACTCGATCCAAAAGTCTCTGTCCGACAGTCTGTGCGGGCTGCTGAGAAACGACAGAGGTGTCGGCCTCGGCTAGGGTTTCAAGTACTCGATCTTCGTCTTCCTTCGGAAGGTTCTGCTTCTTGACTGCTTTTCTCAAGGTCGCTGTGTTCCACTCGGGGTTCGTCGCAATCTCATTTCGAAACGCAAGCACAACCCTCAGAAACGTCTCGACGTCGTCCTGAGAGATGTCTTTGTTGAGCTTAATTTGCCCATCAAACTCCGGCTTGTCCTTGAAAATAGCAATCATGCGGGTGATGTCATCGACCATCGCCTGCATTTCATTCAACGCGCTCTCAACCGCCGCAATGATGTTATCCTTCTCCGCTTGAACTGAATCAGCCCCCTGAACCGCTCGACTGTCACTCGGCAGCAGTCGCAGCATGTTGAGCCCAATTTTGAAAATGTTGTTTACCGCGTCTTCTAAGTGACTTTCGTAGGGGCCAACGTCGACCGGATCGAGCGACTCGACAGTAACGCCATCAGGCAGGAACGTTTTGATATTCTCGCCAAGCTTGTCGATGTAATTTCCATCAAGCGGCATGCCGATGAAGTAATCTTCGCGGTAACCTTGACTTAGCAATACGTTATCTTTTGTACTGCGAGCATTGTGGTAGCGCTTTGATTCACCGATCACATCTTCTAACCAGCTTGAAGCATTCAGCATGGCGATTGGAACTTCTTGTAGTTGAGCATCACCGTCGCCCAACGTATCGTCGCTTAAAAGCTTCCATTTGATTTTATCGTCTTGCTTCTGAATGTTGCCTTTTTCGTCTTCTTGGGCTTCGTAGACTCGGACGTGTACACCATCATCTAACAAGATGTAGACGCGCGAGCGAAGCTTGCGCTGCGGGGGCTCGGTCTCGTTCGCGCGCTCCTTGATGACGTAATATTCATAGCGAACCATATTGAAGCGTCCAAGCCTGTCTGGATCCTGAGATTCGACAATCCAATCTTTTAGATCGAGCGCGTGAATATGCTCTAAGACCACTCGATGACTTGCGCGACTTTCGTCTGCGCGAGTTTCAATGGTGCCATTTTGAATTGCATTAATGACAACGGCACTCTTGCCGATGTTCAATCGATCCTCAAAAATCTGATTCTTGATCAGATAGTCGAAGTGGCGCATTTGCCCATCGATGTTTGTAAGTTCTTCTTCGGTAATCAGGCCGTCCGCAGTCTCGGGGTCAGCATCTGCATCAATTAGCACTTCACTATAATCAATCTCATCCCGAAAAAAGATTGATCGCCACAGGTTTACGATGAGCTGCGAAAAGTTCATGTAACTCGTGCGATGCTTCCTGGTCGTCCACAGCTTTTGGGCATTTGTGTCTGCAAGCTGCTCAACACGGTGCGGAATCAGATACGGCTGATCGTTGATAATGTCCGGGTGGCCGTCAAGCATGTCGCGCAGCCGAACCCATCCGTCATAGTGCTTGATGTACTCAGGGTGATTGAATAGGTGCTTAATGTCGGTCATACGTTTTTCCCGTAGGTTTGTCGTGACTCACCAATTGTGTTGAAGGTGTGATCTTTCATCAACTGGTAAATTGCGGGTCTAATACTGTCGCTCCAGTGAGTTATCATGTCGTCTTTCGTCTTTTTGATATCAAACGTGCCCGGCTTAAAGCTCGTGCGAGCAAACGAACGAATCGTGTTCCGACACCATGCAGCCACGCACAGCATTTCATACATCAAACACTGACTCACTACATTGGTCGATTCTCTTATTCCAATATTGCTGCGTGAGGCTCGAACTTCAACATGTCGATAATAGGGGCGAAGGAATTTCGCTATCGCTTCGTAGTCAGACCCCCGCATTTTGTGCGAACTAGCCCATCCCGAGTTATCCCCATAGATGTAAATCGGAGTATTTTCATATACAGCCGGGTCAAATCGCGCGATGAACTCCGCGCAGCTCGTCGGTAGGTGTGTCGCCTCACCTGTAGACTCCTGAAGCACCACATATCGCTTGAGCCTTCTCGCTCGTGTCTCGTGCGGCTGATGCTGCATAACTGTCCACGACAGCGGGTGATAGTTGAAGTCCCAGCAGAACAGCAGCGGCAGCATTGGCTCTGGCTCAACATCCAAGACAATGTCGCGAGAAGGCACCCAATTATAAACGTTACCACCGCCAAACTCGACGAATTCGCCGTAGAGGTAAGACTGCAGTCTTGGGTCATTCTGCCCGTAGGTAGCTATTAGTCGGCTGATATACGCGTCGGTATCTATCCACTTGTTGTCCGATGTCCATAGCTGAAATCTCGTTTTGGTAAAGTCTTTATTGTGAGTTCTGACGGTGCTGCGTGTGGTGTAGGCGTTTACCGGCTTGTAGGTTTCGTCCTGGGCTAAGTCGGCGTACCAGTGATCAATACCCTCGGGCGTGCCTTCGATTATGCCCTGCAGCTTTTTAGCGCGTCCGCATCGAAGTCGATCCTGACACTTCTCGTACACAAGTCGGCGCTGAATCCCTGGCTCAGTTATCCAATAGGCGCAAACGCTGGCACCTACCATGAGCTGCGGTCGATCTCCCGAGTGAAAGTGAATTTCGGGGGCTTTATAGCTCAAGTATTTCAGTTTCCAGCCGGTGTTTGCCTTTACAATCTTGTAGTGAAGAGATGGCGATAGGCCAAAGTGAATGAACAGCGCATCTTGAAGCGACGGAATCAGAATGTCCTCGACCTTCCTGTGAGTCGGGGCGACCGCCCACATTGCTCTCGATTCGTGATTCTTGGTCGCTAGGTTGTGAGCTAGGATCGCAGAACCGTGTGTCTTACCGCTTCCAAGACCGCCAGTAACGACGATGAGATTAGATACATCGTCTTCTGAAGAATCATAGACCCACGCAGGCCATTCGCTCTCATGCTTCGTCTGAGTCGCTGCCCGCACTGATAGCCCTTCTCATATCCGGCAGAGTAGGACGTTCTGGTTCCGCTCCGCGTGTTTTGACTGGAATTGGGGGTAATGACTCGGCCTCCTGAATTGCGTCTCTTTCGCGCCATCCTAATTTAGTTTTACACCAAAAAATCTGCGCTGCAACGTTTCCCTTGACAGCGCTGCGCAGTAATGAGGCCACGACCTGCGAGTTTGCTAGGTGCAAACTCTCCTCAAGTTCGGTCTTAAATGCTCGTCGAAGCGTATTCTTAGCGATTCCGATGATTTTTGCCTGAGTCTTCTGATCGACTCCGGCTAGCGTCATAGCTCTGACTGACGCACGCTGCTCATCTGTTGGCTCAAAAGCGTTCCTGCCCATCCGTCGTGGTCGCTCCGTTGACCTTACAAACGAGCATCAATGCTCGTCTCACTCACTATAACGGCAAATCAAAGCCGCCGCCTCTGTGAGATTCAGACAAATTCAGATGGAAAGGCGACCGTCTTGGTGTCCTTCTCGATCTTCACTCCGGTCAATTTGGCGAATTGATCTAATTGCTGCTGACTTGCGAACGTAACTCGAAGCGACCTAAATGGCTCATCGCCTACATCGTCTGGCTGCTGTTCGCTTTTATCGTCCTCATCGTCAGGGAAAAACTTATTGAGCTCATCTAATCCCCAATCGGTGGTTTGCCAGTCGTTATCTTCAAGCCAGCCTAGCTCTAACTCCAGATTGTTGAAGTCCCACTTCGAATCATCTTGAAGCTTATTATCTAGAATCCGATACGCCCGCTTTTGCTTTTCGCTGAGTCCGCGAACTCGCTTTACCGGTATGCGAGCAAGGTCAAGCTTTTGCGCGGCAAGCCAGCGACCGTGGCCAACCAGGATGACGTTAGCTTCGTCGACTACAACCGGCTGGTTAAAACCAAAGCGGTTCAGGTTTTCAATATCCCCGTCGCGCCACAAAGGGTCCTCGCTGAGAAATCTTCCCAACTCACTTG